ACGTCAAAGCGATGGGCAAAGGTGAACACCTCCCCACCGCGCTCCATGTCGGCCAAGATGTCCTCGGCCACCTGTTCGGCGTTTGTAATGGCACCCTTTTGAAAGTCCACTTTGGCTTCGCTGTTGGGCGGGTTGTCAAGGATGTAGACCTCGAATGAGTAGGTCTTGGAGCTTCCTTCGTAGCTGGCTCCCGTGTACACGAGGTGAAGTATGGGGTAGGTTTCGAGCTTGTCGAGATCGACGTCGGAGGGTGAGCCGAAACTGAAGGTCTGCACGAACGGGTTGGACGCGACGAATGCTTCGAAGCGGTTGACGATGTTGGTGTAGGTGATCATGCTGTGGCTTGCTTGCGTTGAAACTCCAGGTCTTTCAGGAATGCGAGGTGGGTGAATACGTGACCGACTGTGAGCTTCGTGACAGCTTCGACGCGAAGTACGTCCTCGCCCGCGAGAGCATGGAGGACGGGGTACCACCCCCACTTGTCGGCAAAGTCGTTGCCATCTTCGCTGCCTGAATCAAAGAGGACTGCAAAGTGTTCAGCAGTTCGCTTCTGGTAGTCGAAAAAAAAAGCAGCGCACCCGCCACTTGATCCGCAGGCATATCGAGGAATGCTTGCGCATCCTCCTTCGCTGTGTAGGGCTCGATCTCATAATGCTCCCCCCACTCCCTACTAACAGGACGAAAGAGCAACGCCATGACCTTGTGCGCGTTTTTCCAGAAGTCCCCGCAGTGCTGCTCCGCGTCGATCCACTCCCCTGCCGTGAACTCGTCCCAGTTGGGAATGAATCCGTAACGGGTGCCATTGAGGTCGAAGGTCGTAAGGTGCTTGTGCGTCTCTGCCTCTCTTAGCGACTGCAGGTGCTCATAAGCTCCCTGTATCAACGTACGGGGCATCTCACGCAATTCAGGCCATTCTACGCCCGTTACAGCCCCAACGCAGGTCATGGGGTCGTCGGACGTCTCCAGCACCTGAAGTTGGCGCAGGGTCAAGTCGGCAAAAGATGCAGGGAGGGCGAGCTTCACATTCATAAGACGCGGAAAATTGAAATGCTTACGCTCCTAAGTTACAAACCTTTAGCCAAGGGCGTATGTTCCGAAGTTGGGATTGGTCTGCGTATGAGTGATTGCATACCTGCTTGCATCAATGAAGTGGTTGAACGCATCCACGGGTTCGTTGAGCTGTCTGCCGTTCTTGTCCTCCTTCCACTTGTAGTTCCGCAGCTCCTTGATGCCGTTCACACTGCGAGAGGTGACACCCAAGGGACGGGACCGCAAGAAGTCCAGACCTGCCCGCACCGAGTCCCTGCCCTTTCGTGCTGGGTGGATGTTGAACCCATGCCCGTGGATCTCGTCTATGCTCTTGGGTTCTGCGCTGTCTGCAATGACTATGTCGCCACGCTGAACCTCTGCATCGCGGAGCGTCTGAGCGATAGCTACGTTGGTCAACCCTGACGCATAGCACACCTCGTCCAAGATGAAGCCATGCCCATCGGTGTAGACCTTCACAATGGCTGTAGGGTCTGCTGTGTACCCAAAGTCCAGCCCTATGTTGAGCAGCTTGTACTCGGGTGGGATCTGGTCAAACTCCTTCCAATGGGTCAGGATAGTCGAACGGCTTACGCCCCTCTCCCCAAGTCCGTACACCTTCCAATAGTCGGGGTCTGCTTCCTTGAGCCTTTCAATTTCGTGAATGACCTCACCCGGCAGGTGCGGGTTATCAAGGTAGGTCGTTTGAAAAAACGATGCATCCGGCCTCGGGATGACCTCGTCGTAAATCCAGTGGAACTCGTCGGACGGGTTGTAGTCAATCAAGATGCGCCCTGTGGTACGCAGGATGAGCTGACGCCAGTCCTCAAGGTTTAGCTCGTTGGCCTCGTTGACAAAGAGGATGTCCCGCTTGCGCCCCCTCACCTTCTGTGGCTGGTCGATGCTTATGAACTCCACCATGTTGCCGTATAGCACATAGGTGGCCTCGCTCTTGTTGTGCTTGTTGACGTCATATATGCCCTCCCTCTCAAGGATTGAGAAGAAGTCACGCATGACTGACGCACGGATAGCAGGGAACGTCTTGCGAGCAATGGTTATGACCGCCCCCGCATTTTCATTCTTGTAGCACAGCTCCACCAACGCCGTGAGGATGGAGTAGGTCTTGCCGCTACGAGTACCGCCTTGGTGAACTTGGATTTTAGCGGGCGACTCTTTGACGTGATAGTATGTCGCCGCTTGCTTCAAGCTCGTTCCTTGCTCGTGCGATATGCCGCCCAAACCAAAAGGGCAAACAATGAGATGTTGATAAGGTTGGGGTGCCAGTGCTCACCACACAACCCCAAGGCATGGTATAGCCACTCACTCATCGTCGAGGGCTTCGAGTTCCTTGATCACTCCCTGTGCTTCCTCCTCGCTTTTATACTGCCCCACGATGGATGCGTTGCCCTCCCTGTCCGTTCCAATGACGCGGAAAACAGTACGTTCCTCTGTCGTGCTTCCTTCAGCGATGTTTCGGGTGCTGGTGTTGATCGTGTATTTCATGTCGTTGTTGAGTTGTCGTTGGTGAACCATGATAGCGGCTTCTTCTCGGCCACTTCAATCTCTTGTCGCTCCACGTACCCGCGTCCCTTGCCCTTTGTCTTGAGGAAGAAAATGGTGGCCGCTGGGTTGCCCTCTTTGATGAGTTTGTGCAGGTGGCTCTCGGCAAAGTCGAGCGTCCGCCCTTCGATGGCTTTGACCTTGTCGCGGTAGTCGTTGTCTTTCCTGAGCCAGTCGTAGTGTGTGGACCGATTGATGCCGACGGCGTTGCAAGCTGTCGTCACGATGCCGAGCGACCGTTCAAGGGCTTCCAACATCGCCTCTTTTTTGGTGTCGGTTTTGGTGGTTTTTAGGGCTTCCATAGCTCCGCTTTTTTACCGGTGAACTCCTCCCAACGCTTTACAATGACGTCGCAGTATTTCGGGTCCAGTTCCATGCCATAGCACTTTCGCCCCGTCTTCTCTGCTCCTATAAGCGTGGAACCTGAACCGAGGAAAGGCTCAACGGTTACGGCTCCATTTGGTGCGCTCGATTTCATGACGCGTTGCATCATCTCGACGGGTTTTGGTGTGGCGTGTCTATGCCTGTCTGCTCCTTTGACTCTCTCAAATTGCCAAACCTCCGTCATATTGTCGTGGGTGTTGTCAAAGAATGCGCGGGTCTCGTACCATTCCTCTTTGATTCTGTCGTGTTCGCGCTTCAAGTCGTCGTGCTCACGCTTCAAGTCGTCGTGCTCACGCTTGAAGGCGTCGTGCTCTTGCGCCGCCTGTTTGATTTTGTTGTAGTTCTCTGCCGTGATGAGACCCCATTGGCTCTTCGTCACCCAATGCCCCGCCATTTGTGTCCCTGTTATGCGGTTCAGGTCTGCCGTAGTCCATCCGCACTTCTTCATCTCTTGCACGAGGTAGGTACGAATAGGCTCCCACCCTTCCCAGTAGTTGTCCGCGTTGTTGTTGAACCCCTGCTCTCCAAGCATAAAGAACAAAGCCCGCTCCGTAATTGCACCAAAACTTCTCCCCATGGAATTGTTCTGCCCATCCCCAAGCCCGCTCGGGGGCTTGAACCATACGACCTCGTTTCTCATGGTGAGGGGTTCCGACTCTTGTAGCCCTCCACGATACCACAACCTCCAAAGGTCGGGAGCGTTGCCCCAAATGTAGGCGGAGGCGTTGTCTTCGAGGTGTGGACGAAATGCCTTCCACCAATCAAGTTGGAACTTGTCGAGCTTGTCAGAGTACAGGTTGTCGTTGAGTACCCCGTCTTTCTCTTTGCCCATGCCGTAGGGTGGGTCGGCATGAAGTAGGACGGCTTTCTCTCCGTCCATGAGAAGGGCCACGTCTGCCGCGTTGGTCGAGTCGCCACACATGACACGGTGCTCACCCAAGACCCATACGTCTCCGAGTTTGGTGGTGGCCTCCTCCGGTACTTCGGGGACGTCGTCCGCGTCGGTGAGTCCTTCCGTCTCCTCGGGTTCGTCCCAGTCGATGTTCAAGCCCCACTCGTCGAGCTGTTCGGGTTCCCATTCGTTGGCGAGCATATCTTGGTCCCATTCGCCGAAGCTCACGTTGTCCTTGATGATGAACTGGCCGTCCTTGCCTTCGTCCCATTCACGGACGTAGACGGGCACCTCATCAAGCCCGGCAAGCTGGGCGGCCTTGAGGCGCATATTGCCCCCGAGCACGGTGCCCTCTTTGTCGATGACTATGGGCCGCGCTTCGAGCATCTCGGGAAACTCTTGCAAACTCTTCACGAGCTTGTTAAGTTGGTCCTTGCGTATGGCCCGAGGGTTATTCGGATTGGTCCGGAGATTCGCCGTTTTCGCGTATGTCACGGGCCGTGTTGAGGATTGTTTCGAGGGCATTGTAGAAGTTTTCGTCGGCGGTTGCGAAGTCAATCAAGAGAGCCCACGACGTGGGAGACATTGTGGCACACTCAAGGTTGCACGTTTCGTCGCCGTTGTTTTTGGCTGTAAAGAGTACCCAGTCGTCACACTGACCGAGGAGGCGCTTGGCCTTGCGGAAGGTAAGTGGTTTCGGGTTCATGCGCTGCAAAATTCCTGGTATTTCAAACGAGTCTTGCCTTCGTACTCCATCAAGTGCGACAGGGTTCGCGTGTGATGCATTGCTG